TCTTGGATAGCTGCTCGCAGTCTAACATGGATATGTTGAATCTTGTATCATAACCGTACTGGTAAAGGTCACTGAACATACTATCCGCTATAGTATCCTCTCCTGCACTATAGGCACGAGTCATGGTAGCCCTCTTCGCTATTCCCTTACGTACCTGAGAGAGTGTCATTCCTTTATCTTCAAAGAAATCCTTTTCGTCTTCCATCAGGGCCCGGGAGACCTGAATATATAAGTCCATAGGAATATCAGTATCCTGAAGACCCACATATAATCCTGTGTCATCATCTTTGGCTATGGCGGCGGAGTGTTGGTATCCATTACACGTACCATCGATGGGACATGGTATACAGATCTCATGGGCATCGTCATTCTCTACTCCTTCCCACTCAAATGCACAGGCCAGGAATACGAAAGGCTTTTCACAGTCATGTATGGTTTCGTTCTTGGCTGTGTCCAGTATCATGTCTGCATTTTCTTCACACCACATTACACGATCATTGAGAGACATCTTGTCCACTGAAATATTATCTATACCCTGTTGTTCCATGAACTCCTTGTAGTTCCATTCGGTCCAAGAGGGTATTTTATTTATTTCGTAGGTCTGATTAAAGGAATTAGCCGTATGAATTTTAAGGTAACGCAGACCTTCCTCATTAAGCGGCTTCCCTCTGGAGAACATCATAAGTCCTCTTGCCATGTCAGAGCCCTGGTAGTTAAGAAAAGGTTCACGATAGTATATACGCCCTCGGTAGTCAAACTCAATGGATTGAAAGAACTCCTCCATGTTTAGCATGGCTTCTGCTTTACGCAGAGTTATTCTTATCTCATTGTTCTTGGACATGGCCCGCAATACTGATAACTTCTTATTCCACAGAGCAGCAGTCTTGTTGTACTTATCTTTATTCTTCTTAGTGTCCCTGGCCTTCATTGCCTTGTAAGCATTCTTAAGATCAAGTTTAGAACCCTCTTCGGGCATCTCAGGGATTACCGGCAGGATATCCAAGAGTCTATTGTTAATTACATCGTATAGTCTCTTGTTTATTTTCCAGGGTTGATTCTCCAGCTTATCCGCTGCCTGCACAAAAGGTTTTCTGGTTAAACTTTTGAACAGGAGAGCCCTGTCATCATCCCATCCCTTTATTATTGGTCTACCACCTCTGAAAAGGGATCTTATCCTTGCGGGTTCGGTGTGGTGGGTTGCGATGAGTACGTCCCTGTCTTCTACCACAGGTATTACGTTTATCTCAGCCCAGCCTGCTGTGGGTTCAACCATAAAGGGTGCGTCCCTATCCAGCTCAGAGAACCCTGGGTCCCTGTAGACTTTCAGATAACCTTTTTGTAAGAAACCCTCTATGAGTAAATCACCAAGACAAATTTCATTACGCCAAGATAGCTTTTCTTCTGTAATATAATTCACAAGAACACTACCTATACGGGTAGATAAAGCAGTTAGCTTAGCCTTTCCTGCTGGTACGGCCCGGGTATCCCGTGAGAAGAATGCTTGTATAATGTCAGCAGACATTGATACCACCTTCTCTGCTTCATCGTTAAACTTTGTATAGAACCTTAATAGGACTGCTCCTGAGTTAGCTTTAGGATTATTTGGATTTATTTTTTCTACCCTATCTCTAAGGTAGTTAGCTACTTCTTCTATACCACTCATGATTTCTCCTTTCAGAAAGATGCGTCTTGAGCAATAGCCTCTAGTCTACCTGTCTCTGGTATATACTTGACTGCACCTGCAGGTCCTGTATTACCTGTATAACGAGACTTGAGTACCTTCAGGCTTATTATGTTACGATCTTTTTCATCGTCACTGGCTATGTTCCTGGCAAAAGCTATAATGTCATGTGATACTTGTTTAATAGAACCACTACCCCTTATGTCATCTACAGTAGGCATTATCCCTTCTTCAAAGGATTTACCTGCTGTCAACATCTTCCTTAAATGAGATATAAGCCCTATCCACACGTTATGCTGCTTAGAGATCCTGAGGAGGTCATTCATTATCTTATCGACTGCCTCATTACCCGTAAGACCTTCAGCTCCTTCGGACACAAGAATTGTTATGTGATCTATGAAGAGATACTTACATCCTCGGAGGGCCATGTAGTCCAGCTGATTAACAATACCTTCTGACATAGAACCGGCATGATCCAGTACCAGTATCCTGTCTTCACCGAATATTTTATCAAAGCCTTTCTTCAATTCAGTTAGCGGGACATCTTCACTGGAAGGATTACGATTAATAATCATACCAGAAAGCTTCTTCGCGGTCTCTGCGGGAGACTCCTCTAATGATATGAGCCCTACCTTATCTCCAGTGTTCTGTACTATTTCAAGTATAACTTCTCTTAGTAACGTAGACTTTCCTGCACCTGTACCTGAAGTAAACAGAGTAATTTCTCCTGGCCTCATACCTTTGAGCTTATCATTGAGCCCTGGCAGACAATCAGGAAAAGGTTTAGACTCTATCTTGTCGTAGTCCTCTACGGCTTTCCATAGCTTTTCTCCACTGAGAATGAATTGAGGGTTATACACTTGAGCATTCCAGATAGTCTCCATGACAGAGCGTTTGCCCAGGGTAGTATACTCTTCACTGGCATCCTTCTTAGCGGAGGTAGCAACTTTTACTTTGTCATAACCAATAATGGAAGCGAGTTTCTCTATGGCCGTCTTACCGGCATCATCTCTTTCGATGTAGAGTATTACTTCATTGAAAGATCTTATCCACTCCCTTTGCTCTATGGCAGCCTTCAGGTTATTAGCGCTGGCAATAGACACAACAGGATAAATCATATTATAGTGTTGTTTGGAGCACTCCGCTACGGCGAGAGCATCCTCTTCTCCCTCTGTTATTACCAGGCGTTTACCACCAGGGGCGAATGCGTGTTGACCAAAGAGTTCATCTCCAAGGCTGCCTTGTATCTTAAAAGCCTTGGGAAACTCTCTTACTTTTTGTCCCGTAACTTTCTTCCCTTTAAAATAAGGATAGTATACCTTGTTTGTTTTTCCGTGTTGATCCACACTGCTGACCACCTTAAATCTCTCACAGATATCTTTGGAAATCTTTCTGGTCTTAACAGTACTATATGGTAAGTCTTCTGTAATTGTATTCATGTTCTCCCTTTCTTCTTGATGATTCTCATCTTTATGTAATGCACCGCAAGCCATACATTTATTAGGTGCGGTATCGTCATAGTGAGCTACGGCGTCACTGGAACCACATATACTACATGGTCCATGCCTTAAAAATTTAGCCATTGTTTCTCCTTTCTGGCTACAGTATTAAGTACCTGTCATTTTCCTTTCTTCTAAGGTACACAAGGTCTGTCGTTAGTTGTAGTTCTTCTTCCCATCCCTTCCCGTAGATATCTTTCCACGCTTTTATTGTTGCTTTCTTTAAATCTTTTCCTCTGCCCTTCAATAAAGCTTCAGCTTTCTTTGGACCTATACCGGGTAAACCTTTAATATTATCTGCAGTGTCACCCATAAGTATTTGTTTATGAAGTAAAAAGTTAGCTTCTTCTTCATTTACCTCTTCGTACTTCCATTTCTTAAGCATTCTGAAGTGAGTACCAGGGACCTGTAACATATCTTTGTCGATAGATACAATGATCCCTGGCTCTTCTGTATGCCATATCGCCAGTAAATCATCTGCTTCTTGTCCAACGGCGGGTACGGCCTCCAGTTCCTCTTCCAAGAACTTATAGGTTCCTGAGAATAATTCTTTTACTTCGGGGTCCTCTTCCTTCTTTCTGTTAGCTTTATAATCAGGAAAAATATCTCTTCGGAAATTACCTTTACCACTGATAGCGATCTTACCATTCTCAGCTAAGGTCTCGTGCATTACAGTGTCTACCAGATTTAAAACCTTTTCTTTCGCTTGAGTTAAGTCGTTGTAAGTACCGCTCTTATCCGAGTTCCAAACACAACGGTGTACCAGTATATCTCCATCAATATAAACGTTCATCCCCCACCTCCCTTCTTTATATTCCAATTCATAGAGTTATGATCCTCTCCTAGATAGTTAGGAAAAGGTCTCAGGAATCTCTCATATGCCAGGGCTTTCTCTTTCTTTAAATTGGCGTAAAGAACATTATAACATATTTTATCTCCCTTCGCAACTAGTTTTTGCATAAGGTTACCTCTATTTATTCCTTTATCACCGATCTTAAGGAAATACCACGTCTCTATTTCATACCGTTGTATTATGTTAGCAAGAGATAGTGGTGCCACGCCTACGTAGCCATCATCAAGGGAGGTATGGGTCTCATCATTTATCCAGTACACCTGGAACCCTGGGGTCCTATACTTAGGGTAGAATTGTTTCATAAAGTATTCATCACGGGAGAAACGGTCTGTGACTGCCTCCCCCAGTAGTTTAGTATACTGGTCCTGTACTGCTTGTTCCATTTTAGTGTACCTCCATGTAGGTATTACCTGCCTTTATATCACCTGCTTCCATTATATCTACGCCGTATAATTTAGGAGCCTCCTTGAACCAATGTTTTATCATTAAAGTAGCATACTCAACATCGGTTTTCTTCTTTAACTCCCAGGTGCATTCATCATGGTAGAATAGTAATTGATTAGCCTCTACCTTACCTCTGAGAAAGTCTTCATTGATCTTTACTATGGTGGCCTTCATAAGAATGGCCTCCGTACCTTGTATTAAATAGTTAAACGCTTTGTAGGCCTCCGGAGTATAAAGGCGTCTTCCATCTATACCTTTAATATAACCCCTCTCAGCAGCTCCCTGTACTTTAGCAGTCAGTTCTGCCAGTTGAGGCCATCGAGCCAGGAATTTCTCCTTAGCATTAGCTCCTTCCTTGGCACTAACACCCAGGATTCTTCCGAGCTTAGCTCCGCCTGCACCAAAGGCCCATGCAAAG